CTGGTTCGCTTGGTACAGCGACGACACGTGCTATTGGTGGTGTTTCTTTGATAAAGGTATCCCCGAGTACGGGTAGTGTGGCGAAGTCTTGAGATAAGTGCCAGCCGTCTAATGACGCGGCATCATTGGATCTGAACTTGCCAGTGATTTTTGATGGTTCGTAGCGATATTCTGCATATCGTTCTTGGTAGCCGAATACGAGTTCGTCGTTAGCTGATGCGTCAGCCCATATTTCCTTATTTAGGATTGTTTGTTCGCCGATGTTCCCTAGTACAGGGTAATAATAATCGTAGCGAGTTTGACGCGAGAAGCGTCTGTTTAGTCCTTGTTGGTAAGTTAAGTCTGCACGAACGGAGATTAGTCCGATAATAACTCCGTGTTCTGTAAAGGATTTAGTAAAGCCATGATTATGTAAATTGGCTGTTCCTTGTGCAGTTAGTGTACCTTGAGGTGATGCGGCAGTTGATTCAGAAGTTTGCTGAATTGGTGAGATGTCTACCATTGATGATCCACCGCCTAGATATTCTGAGCGTTGGAGTCTTGAGTCTGGTGAAGTTACGCCAAAGTGTGAGCGAATGATTTCTGTGTATCTTGTTCCGCTTCGAGCGTCACGCTCTAGTAAGCGTTGTATTTGAAAAGCTTGGCGTAGTTGATTGATTGTTGAGGCAGTTGCTGTTGTTAAGTCTGCGACTAATCCAGAGGTTCCAGTTTCAACAACACCGAAAGAGGTATCTGCTGGATTCCAAGTACCAGTATTTGGAGTTGTACCAATATTGCCGCCATAATTTCCGGTAATACCGCGAAATTCTTTAGTGCCTACAGAGGTTAGACCAAAATTAGTTACTCCATCAGTTAAGCCTAAATTTTTTCCGTCACCGTAAACGGGTGCAGTAACACCTAAAGGTAAGCCAACTGAATCGCCTTTTTGTGCCCATGGTAGTGCTGATGTAAAGTAGTCGTGTCTTTTGCCACGTTTTAATAGTACATAGTCTGTTGGTGAGTCGGGGCCATTATCTTTGTCTACGACAACAGAGTCTTGTAGGTTTTCGTCACGAAACCATTCATTGTAAATTAAGTTGTAAGCTCTGTGATATAGTGAGATGTGATCTAAGTCCGCGACTTGTGTTGGTATTCCTAAGTAATCATGTAATGATTCATTAGCATAACCAGTTGAAGCAGTTGACGTCATGATAGGAACTGTGAAGTCAATAGAGTCGTCTGGGTTGTCTTGTTGACCGTGAAATTTTTTAAAGTTGTCCCAAAGTAGTCTATTGGGTACGAAAAAATAGTGAGTTTGCATGAACATATTGTCCATTAAAGGGAATAAGGGTGTTGCTAGTCGTGCGAAGGCAGTCGTGCGTAAGTTAAATGTATCACCAGGTAATACTTCGTCGGTGAACATTGGTACTAGGTTTCCCGCGTCAAATGTAGTTTTTAAACCGTGTGAACGGTCGAATTTTGAGCGTTGGATATCAGCTTTTGGAATTTCGCTGAACTTGTGTGACATGACTGACTTCATAGTAATTACTCCGTAATTGTTAGTAGTTCATTGCATTTCGCAAGAACGTTAGGTGTTTTAAGCATTGTTATAGTAGCCGTGCAGTCGTCCCATTCACCAAGGTGAAATAGGGTGTAGTCTGCCGGGTTTTGGTTGAATTGATGATCTTGAGTATTGACAGCGTTTTGTATTGCCCGTTTTGCGACGTTGTCGTTTTCTAAGTATACGGGTGGTAAGTAGGCTTGTGCCGCTTGGTCATACATTGAATAGATATTAAGTTTCATATTGTTTTTCCTTTGAGATAGTTTTAAGTAATTAATTAGATTGTTCGTATTCACGATACAGTTTTCCTATCTGCGCAGTTTTTACGATCTCTTTGCTTGCGAGCCGATCGGGGGTATTGTCTTTAGCGTGTTTTTGCATATTTTTGACCCTCTTTTGTTTTATTATATCGAATTTTTCAGGTTCGTTGTTTTGATAGATTGTATCATAGAATTTAGGGACGGTACGTTCTTTTCCTTGCATTACGACAGAATCGTTTGGAAAGACGTCGTTTCCCCATTTTTCGAACCATGCACGGGCAATGCCGGGTTTTCTAGACATAGTTGTGTATTCTGGTAAGAGGGGGAATGTTTCCCCAGTTTGATGGTCTATATGTGTGTATTGTTTTTGATGGCGTTCTTTTACGCCAGGTGAGGATTTATCGGATAAGTTAAGTTTTTTTAATAGGTAGCGTGCGACATATCCTGCGGAGTCGTACGTTACAGTTCCGATTGTTGAGAAGCCTTTTGGCCAAAGCTCTTCGAGTTCTGCTGATGTGAATAGTTTTGTCCCTCTTTTAGTTTTCCATAGAGTTTCATCTTTGAATTTGTGATTGAATATTATTGCGTGATAATGAGGTCTGGCGACGTAATTGTTAAATTCTGTTGGTTCGCCATATTCGCCGCAATGATAGAAGCGTATTTCATGTTTTTTATGAAATTGATTATATTGATCTTCTTGTGTTTTTTTATCGTATGGATTTGTAGGGACGTATTTTTTCCTTAAGCGTTTCATAAAGAGTTGAAAGTCGCGTTTATTTAGAGAAAAGTCTTTAGGTAAGTTTTCGTTGTTGTAGGTAAGTGTGATGAAGCAATTATTTTCATAGAGAGATGCTTCGTGTACGCATCGTATTGCCCATTGTTTAGACCTTTCGAGTCTACAGCCAGTGCATTGGCCACAAGGTAAGGAGAGAGGTGCTGCAATATTCGTGTATTGTCCATTTTTGTTGAAGGATAGAGTATTACAGTCTGTTCTGCGGTAAGCCTTTAGCGGGTGATAGCAAGGCATGACTTATAGTCTAAGTCCACCGCGTTGAATTGGTGCAGTAGAATTAAACTTATGAGTTTTATCTACGGTTTTTTTGAAGTATTTACGAGATTTTGATTTAGATAGTTTTGTTCTACGTTTCATGGTATTTCTCCGTTAGTTTATTTGATTATAACTTGTCGATGTCAAGTTGTTTTAATTTCTTTTCAAGAAATTTAGTTATTAAAGGAATTAGGGTTGTTTTTAGCATTCCTAGTAGTATTTTTATAAGTAAGTATTGCATTGTTTTTTATTCCTTTTTTTAGTGGTTTTTTATGGAGTTCCACCTATACGGTGTCACTCCATACAGTTACATCAAGTGGTAACTGTTTAAACGCCCCTATTCGGGGCGGTCTTACGACGTACTCTGCGAGGCATTTACGCTAGCGCTATCGTCAGCTTTGCTGACGGGTTCGCTTACGCTCACAGTTGGTTCAGAAGTGATAGGTGTTCTATCTTGAACGTCTGGTTGAGTCATGATGCCCATTTCTATCATTTCGGGATAGTTAGCTTCATTAGATGTGAAATCTAAGAAGATTGCGGGATCATTATTGAATTGGTTTCGGATATCCGAAGGTAATTCGTTAAACATTGTATTTGCGTTTGCAATAATGTTTTGTGCGGCATGATAGTCGACGGAAGTTGCGTCGCCATATTGGCCTTCGTTTTGTGTAGCCATTAGAGCGATTTGCTCTGGAGTGTGGCGTTTGATGATGAGATTAATATCACATTCATCTTTTTGATGTTGTTGGGTTCGGCCGTCGTTTTGGTCGAATTTGATTTGGAAGCGTTTTGTGCCGTTTGTTCTTTTCATGATAATTTCCTTTATTTAGCGAGGTCTTCTTTTGATTTATTTATGTATATTCGTAGTTTTTTGTTTTTATTATAGCCTTGTTTAGCGGAATTATTTTGTGTAGCGGTGTAATCGTTCCACTTGTCTAACAAGTTTTTAGTGGCTGATCCTTGATAGGCTTCGCCTAGCCAGTCCATAAAATCTGTGCCGAACGTTTTGGCGGGTATACCGCCTTGAACGGCTGAAGTTTCAGCGTTTAGTTTATTGATTTGTGCATTTAGTAGTTTGGAAGTCATAGCTGAGTTAGCTGTGTTTTCGATTTTGGCTTGTGCGCCGCCAGATGCGGACGCTCCTTTACCTCCAGTTCCGGAGAGTAAGGGATTTAAGCCAGCTTTTTTGAGGTCTGCGACCTCGTATTGATGTGCATTTTTAGCCATTTCTCGTTGGAATTCCATCGAGCGTGCCGCTTGCGCGGAGTTGGCTTTATTAGCGGATCTTTGGCCGAGGAAGCCTAAAGCTCCCGCGCCTAATCCTTCCAGCCAACCCATTAGAAGTGATCCATCATGCCAGGTACGGCATAGATTGGCATTGGTCTAGCACATGACAATTGGTGATAGCAGTCGAGAATGAATTCTGGTTCGCTTGGTACAGCGACGACACGTGCTATTGGTGGTGTTTCTTTGATAAAGGTATCCCCGAGTACGGGTAGTGTGGCGAAGTCTTGAGATAAGTGCCAGCCGTCTAATGACGCGGCATCATTAGATCTGAACTTGCCAGTGATTTTTGATGGTTCGTAGCGATATTCTGCATATCGTTCTTGATAACCGAATACGAGTTCGTCGTTAGCTGATGCATCAGCCCATATTTCTTTGTTTAAGATTGTTTGTTCGCCGATGTTGCCCAGTACTGGGTAGTAGTAATCGTAGCGAGTTTGACGCGAGAAGCGTCTGTTTAGTCCTTGTTGGTAAGTTAAGTCTGCACGAACGGAGATTAATCCAATGATAACTCCGTGTTCTGTAAAGGATTTAGTAAAGCCATGATTATGTAAATTGGCTGTTCCTTGTGCAGTTAGTGTGCCTTGAGGTGATGCGGCAGTTGATTCAGAAGTTTGCTGAATTGGTGAGATGTCTACCATTGATGATCCACCGCCTAGATATTCTGAGCGTTGGAGTCTTGAGTCTGGTGAAGTTACGCCAAAGTG